CCCATGATTTGAGTTTCTCTTGGGATGTTATCAAACGCAGCCATAGGATTTTCTTCACCCATAACTTCAGGCGTTTTCTCAGGTTTATCGTTCAATCTTGCTTTTGACTTATCGCTTCTAAAATCCCACGCGGCCAATCCCTTTGTGGTTTTTTGCTTTAATCTGTTCGCATTTCTTTGGTTTGGCATTTAATTTATCCCAAATTATCCACTGGATTGCCCTCTGCATCAAAGTATATCGGCAATCCATCTGGTCCTGTTTGGCTGTATCCTTGCAAATACCGCTCATCTGGACCTTCAACAGTCAATGCATTTTCTGTGCGAGCTGTATTAGAAAATTGCTCTGGACTTAAAATGCTGCCATCTGGCCTTTGATATGCAATAGATCCATCTGCAAGCGTAATTTGCTGGGCCATTACATCAAAGTTTTCGCCAGTCATATATTTACGCATGTAAGCTGGCATAAACGCATAACCACCACCACCGCGAGAATATCGATCATAATCTTCAGAAGTTCCGCGAGTGCCGTAAACGCCTCTTCGCTCATTTTCATCGCGGCCAGCCGTTGAAATGGTAACGTCATCTATTCCATAAACTTGGTTTACGCTAGATCCACTTTCGGCATCATTATATGGCACAAAGTTATCAACAACTTCCTGTACACTACCATCACCCATAGCATAAAAAGATCGACCATCACTTGTGATGAATCCGTTTTCTGTACTCATGCCGTATGGATCTGCATTAGCAGCATCTGACTGAACGCCAAACACTGTTTGGAAGCGATCATAATCGTTTATGCCATCGTTATTTGCGTCTGCGCTGTAAGCTGGATTATCGAATGCTGATAGATTTAAAGTCTGCCCGACTTGCAATTCGTTTGCCCGATCTTCAAGGCCAGCCGCTCTGAGCTGATCAATATCTTTTTGAGTGACGTTAAAACTTGATGCTGGTAGGGATGGCGGCAAAAACGCGCCGATATTATCAGATGATAAAACCTGATCTGCAAACGTAGACATAGTTGAATCATCAAACCCAACGTAATTGCCCTGTGCGTCGAATTGTGGTGTGGCTCCCATTTCCAAAGCAGCAACTTGCTGATCAATTATGGACTGCCTATCAGCTATACCACCCGACAACATCTGTTCGCCAATAGCGCCACCAAAAACTGGAACCAACATTCCCGGCAAGAAAGAAGCAAAGTAAGCCATATCACTTGGTGGCAAGTCTTCAGTCATTTGCTGCGTAGCTGTTGCTATCGAAATTTCGTCTGAATCCATCCCAGTTGTGTCTAGAACATTGTTGCTGGGATCATCAGAAACGCCATAGATGTAATCGCCTTTTGAAGAGTAACCGCCACCCGTCAAAGAAGCTCCAGTTTCATCATCAACCAATTGACCGTTAACGTAAGAAGCTCCATCAAATGGTGTAAGTAAATTGGCCAAATCTTCTCTTGTGCTGTTTTCAACACCTGTTGCAGTTATTGGGCGTGTTGCAGTTGTGGCAGGCAAAGTTGATGTTCTAGTTGGCTCATTGTCGTTATCATCATTGCTAGTAGTGTTTGCCGCCCCAGAAATAACATTGCCTGTGGATGTTGTTCCACCAGCAGATATTGATGCGCCAGTAGCATCATCTACAAGCTGTCCACCAACATAAGATGCGCCATCGTTTGGCGTAAATATATTTGCCAGCGTTTCTGTAAAGCTGTTGCTATCGTTGTCATTGTCATTGTCATTGCCGCCGCCGCCGCCGCCTCCACCGCCAAAACACATTATGCCATCCTCTTCTGTTGTTGTACTGGGGGCTGTGGTGCAGGCTGTGCCCCCACATTCATTTGCGGCTGTGGCATTGCATCTGCAATTGCACTCAGCGCACCCATATCACCCGCGCCCATTCTTTCGCGGATCTCAGCCACTTTATTCATCAAGTATTTGCTCATATCCATAGGAGGCTGGCCCTGTGGCCCTCCTTGTATGGGAGGATTAGGAGGGCCACTTCGTGGACCCTGCTGCGGTAAACCGCCGAACGCAGCAGGATTAATTGGAGGAAGTCTATACTCTGGGTACATTCTTCATCGCCTCCATCTGAATTTTAGCTGCGTTCTTTTCCCTCTCAAGCTGCAACTCTGTTTCTAGCTTGGTGATCTTGGCCTGCATATCTGCTTGCGCCTTGGCCATTTCGATCTCCATATCCTGCCTTGCTTCTGCTTGCTTGATCTGAATGTTTGATTGCGCCTTGGCTTGATCCGATTGAATCTGCGCCTGCGTTCTTGCTTTCAGAGCTTCTGTCTCCAGCTTGGCCAATTCCTGTGCGTATTGCAAAGGATTTCCTTGCTGTCCACCCTTTTGACCCATACCGCGCAACGCTTCGATCTGCTTCATCTGAGGCGATGCCGCCACAACTTGTGCAGCGCGTTGGCTAATTAAGCGATCTTGCTCTGGATCTACATCGTTAAACTTGATCTTCATATCTTTGAAATCTGGCAGTGGTGGCAGTGGGATATTAACGCTTGCCTCCATGCGCTGACGGTACAGCAATGCGATGTGTTCCGCGATATGCGCGATCAATACAGGCTGCATTGCCTTTGCACCGGGATTGCCAGCCAAAGATGGATCTTGCAGGAACTGCATGTGAACTGCAATGTGCGCGTCATGGTCCTGCTCTGGGAATGCGCGTATGGGCTTGCCATACATCACGCTCATGTTTTCATCGATTGGGTCCATCTGCACAGCCTCTTCAGGCTTCTTCAGGATCTCATCAATGTTTGGAATGCGGATCGCTTCGTACATGCGCTTATATGCTTCGTAAAGATCGTGAAGCTGTGGCGCTGATCTAGACATTTCCAAAACAGCTTGCGCCTGTGCAATGCGCTGGGCTGTTGAGAATATGTTTGGATCTGACACTGGCACGATGTCAATGCGATCATCGAAGTCAGTCCGATAGATAATATCTGCCGCCCCAACCTTCGCAAAGCTAAACTCATCAGGCAAATTCTCTGCGTTTAGGCCAGCCAGAAGTTTAAATTCTTGGCCCTGTGCGTAATGCAGGCGCTTGTGAATTGCGCTAAATGCTTTCGACCCTTGTTCGATCAGCGCAACTGTAGATCCAACTGGGGCGTTGGGGTTCACGTCACCGACATTGAGATCAGCAGTGCTGGCAAAACGCTGGCCTGCTTCAACAATGTAACCCAGCAAACTGAACAGCGAGCTGCTTGGTTCTTTGAATGGCAAAGGCATAATTGCCTTGTTTACGTCATCGACTGTGCTGTCGAGATCCACAAATTCACCGGGGCTGATTTGCATGTCGCCGCCATTAACGCGGCCACGCAGCTTAAAGCCACCCTGCATGTTGGCAAATGCTGCACTGTCGAGCAGAGCGCGAAGCGATCCAGTCGCTGCTTTGCCCAATCCACCGATCATGTGGTACAGGCCAAAGCCATAGAAGCCTAAACCGGGCAGAAACTTGTAGCTCACAAACCAGTCACGGCGCTTTTTTTCCTCATCATCTTGCTTCCAGTTGCGCCTAACACTTACAACGCGCTGGTTTTCATAATCGATTGTGATGACATATGGAATGGCGACAGCGTTTTCGTCTGCCTCATCGCTATCCATTTCTTGGCCATCGATGCCTTCGAACAAGTCATAGACGTGCATTTCAAGCAGCGTCATCACATCGTCTTGGCTGTTTTCGCTGTATTCATCAACGCCTTCGATCTCTCCGATTACATCATCGATGGGATCTACGCTGTCACCAATGTAGGCTGTCGGGAGGTAGTAACCGTTTTTAACATATCGATTGAAGTCATTCTTCGGCATACGGATGACGTGCGTATATCGCGGCGAGGTGTAGAGATCCTTGCTTTCTGGGGCGACCACAAAGTCTTCAGCCTTTACAAACTGGCTGCACTGCCGATCCATGTTGGCATCCCACCAGACTTTCTTGAAGGTGTGGCCGATCAGAGGGAGGTGAAACAGCATTTGATCCAGATCAGGGAAATACTCAGGCATTTCCTGCGTGATTTGGTAATTCATAAACTCGCGCACCCTGCGAGCTTGCTCTTCCATTTTCTCGTCTGGCTCGCCAATGATGACAGATTTGACTGGACCACCTGATGGGTACAGCTCCGCAACAGCGCGAGCGTTAAACTGAGTTGCTGCTTCTGCAATCATTGGGTGGATGACGATGGACAGACCGCGAGTTGCGCGTTCATCTTCGCTTTCATCAAGGCCACCGTCTGGATCTAGCGTCTTCAAGCCTTGCTTGTAGCGGTTTTCCCATTCGGATCTGGCTTCTTTATCGTTTTCAAAAAAGCCAATCAGCTCCTGCGCTTTTCGCGCCAGCTCTCTTTCGTCAATGGTTTCCGCAAGGTTTTGATCAAACTCTGCGTCTTCCAATTCTTCCATCATATCCAACTCTGGATCGCCAATAAGAACATCGCCGTCTGGAAGTTGTTCGACCATTAGATCGTCTGATGGAGCGCCTTCAGCAAACGGGATAATGTTTTCTGGTTCAGCCATAGAGCGTCATCCTTCTTGTTTCTACAAAATCGTCATCATCTGGATCTTCACTATGACCCACAAACCATCCTTTTCGCAACCGTAGCCAAGCCTGTGTGCATGTATCAACAACATCGTCATTGGGATGTGCTGGGAACGCCGCGCATATATCAATTAAATCTTTAGCCCATTTTCTGCTGGAAGGGAAGAAAATCCTTCCATCCTCCAAAAGTGCGGAGCTGGCATGGGCGCGAGCCTCCTTGTCACGATCTGGACTGTAGGCCAAAACTGGTACGCCTGCCATGCGTAAGTCTTGCAGCAGGGATTGCCCTGACGCCTTTTTTTCGATCAGCACAGCGTCTGGTTCCCACTCTTCGTAAGCCTCTTGAGCCAGCCTGCGTAGGTCAGGATAGCTTACCTTATCCCACCATGCCTCCAGCACAATGGCGCATGTTGCGCCTTTATGGGTAAACACGCCCCAAGTGGTTCTGGCGCTGAAGCTGGAGCTTTCCTTTGCTTCGAATGCGGTATCGTATGATTGCAGCACATATTCGATGTCTGGCAAGTCTTCCTTTTCCCAAGGAACCCACCAGCTTGCCTTTAAGATTCCACCACCTTTTGGCGCTGGGCGCTGCTGTAGCTGGCCTGCTGCTGCGTAAGATCCAAGGCTGCGTTCTAATGTTGACAGGGTTCTGTCATCAATGCGTTCAGGCCACAGCAGCTCACCCTCTTTGGTGCGCGGATCTGAAAAGCCCAGCACTGATTTGCTTGGAGTTGGGTGGCCGATTTCGTATCTGGCAGGCAGGCATAGGTGGCTCCACTCATTGCCCAGCTCATTGGCCAAGATATGTCCTGTGAGATCCAGCTCATGGACGCGCTGCATGATGATGACGAAAGCGCCAGTGCGCGGATCGTTGAGCCGTGTTTGCATGGCCTGATCCCACCACTCCAGAACGCCTTCACGCACCTTGGAGCTGTCGCTATCTACTACGTTGTGCGGGTCATCGATGCAGATGATGTCACCGCCATCACCAGTCAGAGCGCCGCCGACAGACGTTGCTATGCGGTATCCTGTCTTATCGTTTTCGAACCTTTGCTTTTGGTTTTGATCGCCAGTTAGTTCGAACTTGTCACCGAAGTGGCGCTTGTACCACTGGCTGTCGATCAGGCGGCGGCACTTGGTGCTGTCTCTAATGGACAGGGAAGAGGCATATGATGCGTACAGGAACTTCTTTTCTGGCTGGTGGGTCCATGTCCAAGCTGGCAGTGCAACGGCCACGCTGATCGACTTCATGTGTCGAGGAGGCACGTTTATGATCAGGCGTTTGATGTCGCCTTCTGCCACTGCTTGGAGGTGATCGCTGATTGCATCGACGTGCCAGTTGTTTTGAAATTCAACGCCCGGTTCAATCGTCGGCCAAGCTGCTTTCGTAAACTCCCTCAATGATCTGCGGTATTTCTCCGCTCTGACTTGCTCCAGAGTGAGATTGCTCAAAAGCTCTTTCAATTGCTGCGAGTTCATTAACGCCAATCCTTGTTAGGTCGAGTGTGACCGTTGTTTCTGTTGCGACCTTATGCTCCTGCTTATCCACCCAGCCTGCGCGGTTTTTCAGGTAGAAGATAATGGCTGTGTTATCGCGTTCCAGCGTTGCATTTTCGAAGAGCGCGTTGGTCACTTCTTCGATCCCCATCGCCTCTCCCCTTTTTATAGCGTCCAAGAAATCCACATTTTGCTCCTGAATTTCAAAGAATTTAGAGCGTGAAATTCCCAGCGCAGCAGCGCATTGTTCTTTCGTTAAGCCTTGCGCCATTGCTCTTTCTGTTCTTTGCAGCACTTCTTCTGTGACTTCGAACTTGGGTCTTCCAACGGGGTTTTTAGATTTTTTCTTTGCCATGTTAATACCTTTCTAACTTTGAATGTAATTTAGAAGTTCAAAAAAAGAAAGACCCGCCGAAGCGGGTCAGTTGTATGAGGTCGAGGCAGGCCACAGGCGTGGGTCTGTCGAGCAGTAATTATTGATAGCGTCTTTAGCTGTTTGGGTACAGAGTTTTTTTGCTGATGGTTTTATTCCAACGCGGCCAAGGTCGAGGCGATCTGCATCCCAGCATGTTTGAACTGTGATGTCTGCGTCTGTATATCCATCTGAATGGTATGTGAGTGCTTCATCTAGGAGGCGCATATCTTTATTGGACAGGTCGAACCATTTGCCTCTGATTGAGTGGGCATATTTTGCTGCACGATAGCCGTGCTGTGGATCTCTGCTTTCGTTTCTGCGCTGGGTATCGTGCAGGAATGCGAATAGATCGACAACTTTTGTGTTGGCGTTTTCTTCTTTTGCAATGTGTCTTCCGTTTTGGAACACACGCGCCCAGTGTTGAAAGCCATGATAACCTTGGTGGTTCATTTGGTATTGATCGTAGCAATGCTTTGCGAATTGTTTATTTACCATGCGAGCAGAAACACCAGCAGTGCAGTAATTAGGATTGCGAAGACCATTCCTGTTGCGATTTCTTTTATCCATCCTTCTGGTTTGAAGTCATAGACATCGACATGGCCACGCAGATTGATTGCTATGTACATTCCTTCTTCGGCTGGCACTTCACCTGTTTGTGTGTGGACCCACAGGAAGTCTGAGCCTTTTCTTTTGGAGGAGTTTTCCTGCACCCAATCTGGGAAGTTTGATTTGAAGCCTGTAAATTTCCAAGATTTAACGATCATTTTTTACCTCTACTTCCATTGCGTTTGCGATAGCTTGGAGTGCTTTTTTTGATGGACGCTTTACATCATCATGTTTTGCTCCGAACATTTTATCCATCAGGCTTTTGCCTTTTGGCGTGAGGCTAATGATTCGGTGACGCCTATCTTTCATATCCATTTTGATATCGATTAGTTTAGCTGCTTTGACTTTTCCTCTGCCATTTTCTGACAGTGAGTGCAGCAATCTATTGATAGTAGATTTTTCCATATCCAATTTAACTGTGAGATCCGCGCTATTGATTGGTTGTGTTTTGCAGATTTCTGAGAACACCAGCATGTGATTGATTGAGGTTTGCGAGTTGTCTAACGCGGTTGTGAAGTTTTTGATTTGCGTTTCGAGCATTTCTATTTGTTTCATTTTATTCCTCTTTAAATATATCTTTGGCCAGATCGATTGGCACTTCGATTGTTGACGACCTGAAGTCACAGGTCAAACATTTCCGTCTGCGTTTAATTGTCTGAAAGCCATACGTCAGATTTGGTCTTGAGTCTATGGCTGTCATTTTTGTTTTGCAGTTTGGGCAATGCGAGACTGTATCGTAGTTTGGTTCAGTCATTATTTATTTCGCCCTCCTCCTGAGTTCGTCGCTGTATGTCATGCCCTGATCGGCATAGAAGTTTTCTTTTTCGGGGTTCCAGCCTTTCATGGCTTCCCGCGCATTGCGGCAGTCTTGGATGATGAAGACGAGGGCGTGGTAGTCCACGCTCTTGGCGTGGTCTTCCCATTTTGCGAAATCTTGTGCGGTTGCTCCTGACATCAAGCTGCCTCCTTTTTTCTGAAGGCATCGTATAGCTTGATGGCTGCTTCGTGCCATTTGGTTTTCATTATTGGGCTTTCGCCTTTGACGTGATGCCAAGTTGGGGTATTGCGTGTTGTTCCACATGTGGCCGTCGTGGTTTTATAGATTGTGCCGATCAAGGTGTAATGATCTTCACCGTAACGCTTGTAGAGGATAAGCCCCTCTGCGTATTCTCCAGATCCT